CTGCCTGTCAGCAAGTGTTACATCCTGACCAATGATGGTGCGGATTGTTTGAAGCGCCTTGTGATCCCCTCTTTGCATTGCCTTTTGCGTGACTGATAATATCAAGCCGTTTTCCATTGTCGGATCAAGCCCTAACGCCTCTAATTGCTGCTGTACTTTCTTGTCCGGAATGTTCAGAGCAAGCACTGTTTCCATCGCTTTTTTAAGGTTAGCTTTCTGGCGTCTAGCTCTACCAGAGGCCTTGCCACCCTTTGTTGCAATATCCCTGTGTTCGTCCTCTGTTCGCTCAGAGAATGGGATTAGGTTTTCTTGACCTTTCATGTGCTAATCCCCTCCCCTCATGAGGCAGCCATCAAAACATGATCCAGCCACTATTACCCAAATGTGGCTCCCACCTTGCACCTATGCCTTTAAGATCTCGCAATATGCTGCTTCTATTGCGTGGCAGTGTTGTATATAGCGAGTTTCTTTTCTTGTTGAGAATATTGTTGGGATCGTTTTCAAGCCGGATATTATTTCTGGCCTGAATGTAATTAACAACGCTCTGCTTGTTCTTGAGGCGTCCGTTCTTGCCGTACTCAACCCTGTACTCTTTGCCATCTACCCCAGCTATTGTTGCTTTAGTCTGTAATGACTGCCTCTTTGTAGCTGGTGGCACTGCGGCTGCCTTTGTGGACTTAGCACCCCGCCCACCCAACAACTGAAGATTGACTTGCAGCATAGCTCTTTCCTCCCAATAAAAAGCCACCCTTGCGAGTGGCTCTAGTCCAGGCTCTTAATACCTGGATCAATTGGAAAAAGAATAGTCTGAACTAACTCTAAATTAATTATGGGTCTGCTTGTGTGCTTTGCCTTTCCAGAAACTAGCGATCTCTGTACCCGAACTAAATACTAGGGCGAAAGGTTCTCTGACAAGCAGGCTACCTTGAAATTGATAAATACTTGAAGTATTATGTAATTGCGTTATTGATTTTATGGGTATTACTCAAAAGTCAAAAGGAGGAAGCTGATACCATAATACTTCGCTAGTATTTTATTTAGCTTTCTAAGGCGTCATTCTTTGAATGGCGCCTTTCCTTTTTCACTCTTAGTTTTTTAAAGTCCCTAGCCAACAAAAAGTCCCCTCCCTGGAGACAGTAAAAGAGCACAAAAAAGTGCCCGCAAAGACTTTTGCGAACACTTGTACACGTTAAGAATAATGCCTGTTTTTTAGCTTGTCAAGTTCAAATGGTGTCATCCGGTGTCATCCGGTGTCATCCGGTGTCATCCGGTGTCATTCGGTGTCATTCGGTGTCAATTTTACGCCTAGTTAGTTTTGCATAAAGTGTATCCAAAGCTCGTTCTTTTAATCTCAGTGCTGTGCTTTTACTAATCTGCATCCTTTCAGCATAATTTTCTGTAGTTTCAGCTTGCATTACTAAGGCTGTGATAATTACTCTCTGTTTCCCCGGCAACTTTGTCAGGCAAAACATTAACTGATCAAGCACATGCGTTTTAGCCTTAATCGTTAGCAATGTTTCTCTGGTAATACTCCTAGCCTTACTGCATTTCTTAAGCAGGATATCAACTTGCTTGCCGGGATCAAATTGCTGCTGCACTACTACCCCGTTTAAATTATGTACCGGAGGGGAATAGATCTCATCCAAATCACGACTAAGCTCAACCAAAAGCGCATCAATCGATTCACGCTCTGCGCGATAGTGCCTAAGCAAATTAATCATTTCGGATTTGGTAATGTTAATCATTTTTACCACTTAACCGGTCAATGACAGTTTGAGCAATTACGACCAGCGCCAAAGCGAACAATGCAAGGACTGCAGACACGATAACGATGATAATAATTGCTAAGATTATTCCGGTAGTCATGATGTTGCCTCCAGTTTACGCCCGCAATTCGGGCAGTAGCTCCAATTAAATGCATCCATAACTTGACCGCCATGTTGGATATACCCGCAAACATTCAGGTCGTATTCCTCGCACCACTCGCACGGCTCAGTCCGGTACGCCTGACGCAGATATTCTTTTGCAGTCATAGCCGTTAATCCTCCTCTTTGAGTTTTCGTATCACCATTTCGCCGTCCACATCGGTGAGGCACTTGTACCAGCCGGAGCGGAAGAACTGTTCTATGGATTCAGCCTCCGCTTGAGCGAGATGGTTTCGCGGATTTCTCCGCAGTTTCCTTAAGGCGGTGCGGTAGTCCTTTGCCGCCTGGATGATGATGGCGTTCGCCAGTTTTTCATATGGGTCCATCGCCACCTCTATCCGCTCATTCGTCAGTTTCATCTTGTGCCTCCTATCTCATCTCATGAAATTACGCAACGCCAACAGAATGATATCTTGAGCACAATTCGGTGCAGGTTTGCACATGTCGGTAAAATACACACCTTCTGGAGCAATGCGTGCCGTTTTCCATTCCTCCACCCAATCCATGACCGCTTGTATTTCTTGATTGACGGTATAATCTGTGTCACTCATTCCTCCACCTCCACCCTCGTTGCGTTCAGGCAGTCAAGGCATTTGTTGACCACGGCTATAAACGCCTTGTCTCGCTTTAGCCGCACATCAAACAACATACAATGCAGTTCGTCTATGTCAGTAAAATTCAAAAGATAGTCACATCTATCGCAATATTCCTCGTCCGGCACTTCCACGTTCACGTTAATTTTCATTTCTCTTTCTCCCTTAGCCTTTTCCAAATATCCTCTGTAAGTTGACGGTTTTCCGTTGTTTTTGCATACTCTTTCATTGCCGCCATTGCTGCCGGATCACGATCAGGACGCAAAACGAATCCATCTTTCGCCTCCCTCACAAACTCCAACGCCGCAAGGTAGGTTTCATACACATTTATTGCCTCTTTGGCCGCCTTTTGTCTGGTATCGGACGCAGATCGCAGGCAAGTTTCAGCCCACCGAAGCTTATCGGTCACGCTGGCCGTGGCTTTGGCTAGACGATCAGATGTTAGTTTGTTGTTCATCCTCCACCTCCACATCCTCAAAGCAAAGCTGCTCATTGTATGGGATAAACTTATTCCCGTCCTTTTTGAGAATCACCTGATCTGTGTAATCTTTGTCTTTGTTGATCTCTTTGGAACTCTTGACATTGCAGCTATACTCAATGGGCTTTAATGATTTTTCATCTCCATCGTCATAAGCAGACACATCAATAGTCATTGTGATTCTTGACACCACATCTTCATTGGCCTCTTCAACGGCCAGCAACAATGCATAATCCAAACTTGATTTAATTTTCTTAAAGCACTCGAGGTCGTTAGGCTTCATCCCGGCCTTCCGTTTCACTCGCGCGCGAGCACCGAGTATTTTCCGAGTATTCTTCATCTGGCTCCACCACTAAATACCCGCAATCAATTAGCTCTCTAGTGGCGTTATTGAACGCCAACCTTGAGTTACCCATCGTTCCATATCTAGTCGTTCGTCCGTATGTTGATCCAACACCTATCTCTCGAAGTTTTCTCTTAATGTTTGGATCATTTTCTTTTTCAAAAGCCGTCTGGAGCCTGTTCCTCATAGCTCTAAGCTCGTTTAATTCTCTATTCATCACCATCTGTCACCTCTAAAAAATATTTGCCTTTCTCGTAGCTTACTTTGACCGTACATCCTTGAACCTGTAACTCTCTAATGCGTTTATTCAGGTCTTTTCTTTTGACTTCTTCTTTCCACATAAACCCCGGCCTCCCATTCCCGGTAAAGCTCTATCCAGTCATCCAGCTCCATAGTCACTAACCATGAGCAATGATTCTTACGGTGCATGACTACTGGAAGATTATCTGCTGCCGCATCTCTCTTAGCCTGAGCCATTGCGTCATAGAGATTGAGCCTCTCAACTCTCTTGACCTCTAAATGCAGACCAGGCAGTCCTATAACATCAGCATCACCAGAGGCTCCACTGTATTGCTGGCCCCGGCGGCAGTCATAACCGTACTCTCTCAGCTTTCGAGCGATCTCTTGCTCTCCTCTGCGCCCTTTATGTTTACTGTTGATCATTTTGCGTGTCACCTTCACCTTTTATCTTTGGATACTGCAAGCCAAAGGCAGCATTGTAATCAACGAAGGTATCCGAGCCTTCGTAGTTGCCACGATTGCTTGATCTGCCTGTATTTTTATTGGAACCCTGCTGTGTCTTTTTCCGGGCGTACTCTAGCTCACGCTTTTTGAGATCAGCCATAGTCTTTACTCCTTCTGCTATTAAATTGTTTACAATAGCCTGTAAATAACTAAAGTTCTGTACTCCTTGATCCCTTGCCATATGCATAGCTGATATGATTACTTCTTTCTCTAGCCCGCTTTCCTTTTGCCAGTTGTCCATAATCGATAGCTGCCTGCTAGATGGATCCCGTTGAATAATTTCACAGTAAGCCTTGAGGACAAGATCAACTTCCGGCTCTTTATTTAAAGTTTTGGTATCTTCAAGATTTTTAGTACTATTACTATCTTTACTATCTTTACTTACTTTACTTTCTTTACTTGCTATCGATTTTGATGGCATTTGCTTAGCGTTTGCTATGCGTTTGCTATCCTTATCTATGGCATTTGCCATGATTTTGCCCTTTTTTTGAGATCGCCAACGTTGAGCAGCTCCTTTACGGCCTGCCTCAGATCTGGCTTGCGCTACCTCGTCTTTGTACACCATTCTTCGCATCAGACTTTCGGAGTAGAAACACTCACCGGTATCAGTGAAGGCAAATAACCCGAAATCCTCAACGACGGATTTTATAAGCTTCGCGTCCGCACGAAGGTCAAAGGCTATCATGTTATAATCTTTGACACTCATGTAGTTGCTACTATCCCTAAGGCGTTCAATGATCATGAAGTAAACACCATATCCTGCTGGGCCGTGCTGCATTCGCAACTTTAGAATTTTCTCATCATTTCTGGCATTTGAATCATGGCTAAAAAAGTTAGTATATTTAGCCGGTTCTGCCAATGTATCACCCCCTTAAGACCATCCTTCCAGCTGCATTTATAGCGTTATCCCTATTGTGGCCAGCCATTTAACAGCCGGTAGTTTGCTCTCTTGGCGTTCTTCTGCTTGCGAGTCCATCATCCTTGCAAAGCTTTTGACCATGCTTACATCTTTTTCAGAGGTTACATCCGGGAAGAAATAACCACCTGATGCCTTGGAAATAATCACATAGTCTTCGCGCCGCAAGTCGTTGATAATCCTCTTAACTGCGCGCTCGCTAATGCCTGTATAAGCAGCTAGATCTTTTAGCAGGATTGCCTTGTCACTGCCAGTAGGGATCCAATCAAGAACTTTATCTTTCCAAGTCATAATCCTGTCTCCCAATTAGCGGCACTATCCGAAAAACAACTGTTCAACATCCTGCTGATCTTCTGCCTCGAAAGGAAGTGGAGTATCGTCAGCAGAATTGGGAATTGACATGGGTTCTGCCTCTTCAGTTTCTTCAACGGGTGTAATATCTTTGAAAATCTCATTCTCCGGATTGTCTATATAATCTACGACTCCGTCATCCCGGATCACTCCCATATCGCCGGCGTAAGCTGTCTGCATTTCAATCGACATCAGCCCCCACTTACTGATCAACTGGCGGATCATGGTTTTTTGAGCCATACCGTCAAAGTTTTTGCTCCAGAATGTGTAAGATCTCTTGTTGGCTAAGTCTGAGGCATAGCCCTGGCTGTATGTTTTTGCGTGAGCTTCCATCTGTTCACGGCTCCAGTACAGTTCCTTTCTGAATCCGTTCAAAAGCTCAAAATAGGCAAAGTAGCCAATAGTTTTTGCTTTCTCACGCTCTAGCGGATCAGTGATTGCTTGAAACTCGCCCTTCTGAAGAAACGGATCATAGCCGATTAGCTCTCCATCTTTAACACAGATAACATCAATATCTCTGTACTGTCCTGAGCGGATAGCAAGCTGGATATAACCTTTATATCCCAGTTGGAATTGTGCAACCGTAATGCCCTTTTTGTTGTCCTTAAATGGCACCATATAAAATTGGCCTAGCTGTGGTGACGGACTCAATTTAAGCGCCTCGCCCAGTAGCGCTGCTGATAAGATGGATCCATAATCGCAAGATGCTAATTGCGGATTAGTACCCACTGCTGTGACTATTGATGTGATAAATCTGTCACCGTCCTTGCCGGCCACAATGTCATAAACTTTCTGTCTTACTGCCGGCAAGGCCATAAATGTTGAAAATGATTGTTCTGTTTTTGCTAATGTATTTTTATTTGCCATGATTAATACCTCTCTTCCTTTTCTTGGATATTGATATCTATTTTGGTATCCCACCTGGATTTCATTGCCTCTGAAACAGTAGTAATGAAATCTTTAGTGAACTTGTCCACAAACTTGCTTGTCATTAGCGCATCCCTGATTATCTTTCTAATTTCAGGGCGTCTTTCATCCATTATTTTCACAATTTCAGCTTTTGTTTCTTCTGCAAGCATGTTTCTGACATAGTATTCAAGCAATGTGTACTTGTTACCATTTCTGTAAGATGAAACTTGCCCTTTCTCATCAACTTTTTGATTTAGTACACTATTTACTATCTGGCTCACAATCTCATTTTTGCCGTTTAACGCTTCGGATATTCCCATAATGACAGTCTGCTTTACTGCCTCTGCCAAGAAATCCTGGTTTACATCCAAGCTAATGCCGGCAATCTTGCTGCTGGTGTTGGTACTCATTATTGACTCTCCTTTATTTGTTCAAATTTGATATTTTTAGCTTTCATAAAGTTGGATAGCTCTAGTAGCTGCTCTTTAGTTCCTGTCACCTGGAAGCAGAGAGTATGTAATACTTCTTGTTTAACTTCGGGCTCTTTACTCTCAGAGCTTTTCCCAGCATCTGCTACGGCCTTTGCCTTTGCTTCCAGCTCAGCATTACGCCTTTCTTGCTCGGCTTGTCTCTCAGCTTCAAACTTTGCTTTTTGCTCTGCGATCTCTTTTAGTTGCTGTCCTTTTGAAATGGCTGCCTGCAAGTCAAGCGTTCGGCCTAGCTCTGCTCGCATCTCAAAGGCATATGGACTGTTCATGCCGTCAATAATCTTCAGCGCCTCTGATACGCCGTTTAACACCTCATCAATCTCAGTAGTGATACTGGACATGGACTTAGATACATTGCCGTATTCGGCTTTTACAACGCTTTCCCAAGCAATGAAGCCGTCCAGATTAAGCTCTGCTGCTTTCTCATTGAAATAGGCTTCGCATTCAGCTATCTTTGCGGTTCTGCGCTGTTCCTCGTAGTCTTTGATCTGCCTGTCAATATGGTTTATTGGCTCATCAATAAGCGCTGTAATCTCTTTGATCTTTTTCTCAAAGTCGTTATACGGTTCCAGGCACTTAGCCTTGACTCTTTTTCTTTCATCTTCCATTGCAGTTTTCAGTCTGCGTAAGTCGGCTACTGTGCGTTTACCGTCAGTTAATGTTTCCGGAGTGAAGACTAGCTTTTTGTATTTTTCTAGCTCGTTCCCTATTTGTGTTTTTAGTTCCTCATGATTCCAGTTGATCTGTTCTATAAAGTCTTCCGGTTTCGGTGAATAAATAATTAGCTCCATAGATTAATCCTTCCTTGCTTAATTGTTTTGATTAGATAGGCGGCAGCTTGAGAGGTGGTCTTTCTTTGCGTTCCACATAGCCCCAGAACTTAATCTCAGCTGCCAATAATGCCCTCATGTCTGCCTCGTAATCTTTGCGCTCAAAAAAGTAATGCCGTGTAATTAAGCGAATATCTTTGCCCCATACGGTTTTTAGTTGCGCCTTGAGAATTGCAAAGTCATAGCCAGTCACTAAAAGGCTGTGCATGACCTGGCAAAAGTAATTGTCCGGCACCCTGTCATTCCACAATTCACGCTGCATTGACTGTAAGACGCTTGTAGTTTTAATCTCTAAAATGCCCTTGCGCTTGTTCGGATCGGTCAGCTCACCATCTGGACTGCAACGTAAAAACGGCAAACGCTTATTAATCAAAAGTTCATGTTTTTTGTAATAGACTTTGTACTCTGGAAAATCTAACTTGAACAGCTGGCGCAAACTGCTTTCAGCCGCCAGACCATACTTGACAGCCTCTTTGTCTGATATGTCTGCCGCCTCTTTTTGTCCGGTCTTTTCCAGCCATAAGTCATTACTGGAGCGCCAAGGATTCATGCCGACAATGCAAGCGGCATCGCTGCCTCCAATACCATGCAGACGATCAGCAAGCCACTCCCCACGGTCTTTGCATTGCTTCCGTGTAAAGGTCATGACCCCACCACTTTTGTTGCTCTCGTGTTCCATCTGCGTGTAACACCGATTACTGCGCTTTCGTACCACTTCTCATCAGCCATTTTCCCAGGCCGTGAATTATGGAAATGCAAGACTAACTTGCAATGTTGGCACTCGATTGATATAAGGCCTCTTCCCTCTAGTTCATTGGCAATAAAGCTATTTTTGGGGGTTATAGTCAGCTGCCGTGTTGTTCCACATATTGGACAGCCCCTCAATCCCTCCGGCTTGTCATATATGCCCTCGAACAGGTCATATCTAAAATCTTCCGTTGGCTTACTCATAATTTTTCCTTTCTTAGTTGTCTGCATCCAACTTGTATACAAGCCAGCCAACAAATACACTTACAGCGCTTACCAGGATCCACTCACCGCCAACGGCAAAGACGCCCCGCTGCTGCCAACAAATAGCGGCTGTGAATACTCCCAGAGCCAAGAACATCAGCAGAGCATACGCAATACTTATGCCCAGCCAGAGCCTCTTTTGCTTCCGCTCCAGCCGTTTAAGCTCTTGCCTTTCCCTATAAAATCTGGCGTCTAATTCTTTGAAAAGAGGTGCGCTCACGCCGTAATAAATACCGCCCTCTGGACTCATATACACACCTGTATCCGGCATATCGGTTTCCAGCTTGGGATAGTTGATCTCAATTTTTGTATCTTGTTTCTTATCCATACCTCTCACCTCTATAACCTTTCCGGCTCTTCGTATATATCTGCCGGGAAAGCCAGATACATAGATGTTTTGGGGATGTTTAGATAGTCAAGAATCTTGTGCATTTCCTGCCTAGTCCAATCTTTCTTGCCGCTGAAACGGTTGGTTATTGTAGACTCTGATACGTGTATCAGATTGCAAATGTCGGCTTGATTGCAGTCATGGAATGCCATGACAGACCGCAAATAGCGATATGTTTGTTTTCGTGATATACTCTTCATAGAAACTTTCCTTTCTAAGTTTCATTCCTGAGGAATAGGTCAACCTCTCTCGTGCCTGTTCCTCTTTTTTTGTTTTGCGCCCTTAAGTTGTAGTAGTATTCCTCAAAGTCTGGATCCTCTGTTTCCTCCTGTTCTTCTTCATCTCCCCAGAAGTCACGCCATGTGACGCCCGGCGGGTAGTTATCACTTAATCCGCTCATTAGTGCCTCCTTTCTTTTAATCGAATTAAATACCGACATAGGCCTTCAACTGCTCCCACGGCGTAGGTTTGTAGATAGGCTCCCATGTGAAATCTTCAGGCTTTTCGCTGTAGAGGAATTCATGCAAGACTCCAGTTGGGCACTCAACAAACCCGTATGTCTTCCTGATCTTGTGCAGTCTTCTATGCCAATTAAGCCAACGTGGATGAAATGCTTTATGGCATGCGTGGCAGTAACAATACTTTTGCTCCTTTTTCATTGTTTGCTCCTTTCTTTTGTTTTCTGCAACACAATTGTAA